AGCGCCAAATTGTTCAAGTGTGATTTGGTCCATTTGTTCTAGTTTGTCAATCAGAACAAAGCCACATTCTGGCTTAAGTTTACGAACAATCGCAGTAGCCACCATAAGCTGTTGACTACCAGACATGTTATCCCATTCTTGACCTTGGTAAAGTAGCTTACCGTCGTTAACTGACAAGCCTTCAAGTGGCAAGTCTGCGTTGGTTAACAAGTCTGTTTTTTGTTGACGAACAGCTTCGATTTCGTTAGTCAATTGATTGTATTGTTCACGTTGTTGTTTAGCGTCGTCCTCAGCTTTATCTTTGTCAAGATTAGCGCGAACACGTCTGTTAGTTTCGTCAATACGCGCAATATTTTCTTCGATTTCAGCTGTTGACTCGTCGTGCAAATCCATAGCGTCAGTCTGTGCAATCTGTAAATCTTCCGTTAGCTGGTCCAATTGTTGTTCAGCCGCTCTAAGCTTCTTTTTTAGTTCATCAACTTCTTGTTGTTTGAAGTCGTAGTTTTGTTGAATGACTGTCACGTTTTGACGCTTACGAGCATTCTCACCATTCTTAGCTAAGATAGCTTGCTGTTGTTGGATAAGCTCGGAAATGCTAACCAGTTCTTTCGGTGCATCTGGATAGTATGGCTGTTCTTTGGCGAACTTTTCTTTTTGGTCAGCAATCACACCAACTGCGTGGCGTTGATTATAGATTTCCTTTTCTTTTAGCTCCAATTCAGCTAGCTGGTCACCAACGCCGATAATTTGAAGTAGCGTGTTAGCCTTGTCTTTTGGTGTGCTTTCCATGAACTTCGGTAAATTGATAGCTAATTCTTCTACAAAGCTATCAAGCAACTGTTGTCCTGCTTTTTGACCGTTAGGGTCAATGACTTTAAGCGAGCTGTTCTTACCTTTACGTTCAACGATAAGACCGTTCGAAAGTGTTACTTTTAGTGTTGGTGGTACCATTGAACCTTCACGCTCTGCTTGACTTGGTTTGTATTTGTTACCACCAAGAGCCCAAGCAATGCTGTCCAAAACGCTGGTCTTGCCTTGGTTATTATTTCCACCAATTACAGTCAAACCGCTTGCCGACGGTTCAATTTTGACCGCTTTAATCCGTTTGACGTTTTCAATTTCTAATTTATTGATTGTTACCATCAAAATCCTCACTTCCAATTCTGAATGTATTAACTTCTACCGTTTTAGTCTCCGTGATAATTTCACTGTTTTCTAAAGCGAAGCCAAGCAGTGCATTCGTTACACTTGTCAATGTATAACCACATTTGTCTGCAATTTCAGCGATTTCATTGTAAATATCAATATCACACCCAATACGACCATATCCATTTTGTTGAGCTCCTAATTTTTGTTTTGCCAATCTCATTTTGTCATAACCTTTCTAATTTCTAGTTGGTCAACTTCATCAAGTTGATTGATACATTTATCAAGCGTTGATGGCAAGATATAGCCCTCAGCAATGATAATGTCGAGTAAATTTGCTTTTGCGACTGTCGCAAAGTAATGTTTTGTCAGTTCGTTGTTTAGACGTTTGTTTTCGTCTTTCAAGAACTCATTTTCGTTAATAACTTCTTGTATCATGTCAACCTCTTTGAATGTATCGTGTCATAGCATTTTGCGCTTTAATAACATTGTCGTAACGTTTTGCTTTTGTTTCCCAACTTTCAAACACGAATTCTGGTTGAGTAGTTTCTTGTTTGTTAGGTTTTGTAAAAATCCAGTTAAATAATGTCATAATAAAACCTCTGCTTCTAATTTCATGTTTTTTAGCATTTCTGCTAATGTTTCTTTTTTACTCAAATATCGGTTACGTGATTTCCATTTAACAAATAGCTCAAATCCTTTGTAATTGATAAAAACTATTCGATGTGTAGGATTGTCGATGTATTTCCTAAACTCTGGATGCTCACGCATTTCAGCTGCCCATTGCTTAGCGACTGGCTTACTTAAGCCTTCCCAACGTTGCATGAGATGGTCATAATCGCCCCATTCAGCATCTTCGTTAACACCGACAGCCTTGTAAGTTATTTCGACCTTTGGCATAGCGCGCTCCTTTTAAATATGCTATAATTTAGATAAGTTTATTTCTGTTAGCGACTGATTGCCGTCAGTCGCTTTTTTTGTATCCAAAATAGATACACCGTCCTTCCGATTATTTGATATAATTAAAATAAAATGATTGGAGAATCACTATGAAATTAAATGCTGATTGTATTCGCGATATTCTTTTAGTTGTTGAAGAAAACGCAACTTACTCTAATGATGTCGAAGAGGAAATCATATATAAAAATTTAACTCCAAAATATTCTAAAGAAGAGATCCTTTATCACGTCAGGCAATGCGAACATAGTGGATTATTTTTAAAAGTAACTCACTATTTTGGTGGTTTCATCATTCAAGACTTGTCACCGTATGGACATCAATTCGTCAATAACATTAGACAAGATAATAATTGGAATAAAACTAAAGAAATAGCTAATAAGGTAGGCTCATCATCATTAGATGTTTTAAAAGACATTGCGGCTCAAGTTATCTCCAATTTGATATCAGGACAATTTAACAAGTAACTTTAAATATACTTCTGCAAAGCCATTCTTGGCTGTGCTTTTTAGTTTGAATTTTTCAACACCAGAAACTTCATTGCCAGATAGAAAAATTTTGCCTTCTCTAATTTCAATCTTTTCCATAATCGCTGTTCCTTTCAATAACATTTATGCGTGAGGCTAAAATCGAAACACCTGTTGCATACATTGTTAATTTACTTTCCAACTTTGCAATCTGTTTATCAGGTTGCTTTTTTTGTCCGCAATACGGATAACGTTTTGGTTTCATGTTTGCTCCTTTCTTTTGTGTTCTACTGCTCTCAACTAGCAGTTATAGCTCTAGCAAGTCTCTGTGATAATGTCATGTATTTTTGGAGGAAATACATATCTGATAGATATTTATATAGGAGACCATGAATAAATTAAACCGCGTAAAAATAATATAATAAGGATAATAACTTGCTAGAGCTGTAACTACTAGCTGAGAGTGGCGAAATTAATCGTTAAGCTTCTTGCTCAATTTTAGGTAAGATACCTTTTTTATTTTTGAGCAAATCATAGATAAATAAACGTCCTTTTTGCGTCCAATATGTATGCATTCGACTACGTTCTGCATCAATCGTATGTGTTTTAGATTGTGTGTATCCTTTATCAGCATATTTTTGATATAGTAGCCACGTACTACCTTGTTTGAATTGCACTTTTAATTCATGCAATAAATTATTTAACTTTTTAGCACTCATACCGTAATCTTTAGCGATCACTGAAATAGCTACCAAAGATTCACTTTGCAAAATCAAATCATAATAAGTTGCTTTTGGTTGTAATTCCTGAATCATTTGATTCTTTTGAGCTACTTCTTCTTGTGCTTGTAAACGTAGCCGACGTTCTTCTTTCAAACGTTGGAATGCTGCAATAGCCATATCAGGATTATCAAGTAAATCATCCACTGCATACATACCATGTTTACGAATTGTTGGTAAGACTTCTGATGTAACCCAACGTTTAAAATCTTTTGCCTGCGGTAACTTACTAGATAAGATAAGCGAATAAAGACCTGATTCGTTGATTGCGGATAACCCA